GTTATCGAGGACTATTTTCTAGATGGGCCAGATCGTTTTTGGAGGGTGATCGAATCTAATCTTTGATGATTTTACGGTTGTTAGCATCTGGGAAGAGGAATTCTTGAAGATTTGTGGGAGATAAATCCGCATAGATTTCTGGATGTTTACGTCCATAAAAGCGAACAAGGATACCGCTTGATATATTGGCTTCGTAAAATCTCACAGAACTTCCATCGAAAACGTTTGCTAGATTATATTTATTTTCATGGGACAAAAACAAAAAACAACTGAATGGTTTGTAGCTAAAGCTAAATCAATTTATGGCGATAAGTTCGATTACAGTAAATCCGTATATACTTTTTCATCTATTCCATTAGAGATAGGATGTAAAATACACGGTTCATTCTGGCAACGAGCAAATGAACATTTTAAAGGGCAAGGTTGCCCGGTATGTAACCGCAGATGGACTATCCAAGAATTTGTTGAAAAAGCAAATCGCTGTCATGCAGAAAAATATGATTATTCGTCTATAAAAGATACTAGTATTATTGGTGACATGTATTTGACAATAATTTGTAATACACATGGCCCATTTCAACAAAAAGCGAAAGATCATGTTCGTAATCGTGGATGTAACCTCTGCGGCAGACAATCTGCAATTAAAGGATCAAAGAAAACTCTAGAAGAATTTATTGACCAATCAAAAACAATACATGGCAACACATATGACTATTCCAAAGTCATATACACAACAAGTGACAGCAAAGTAGAAATCGTTTGTTCAAAACATGGTTCTTTTTGGCAAACCCCAGCAAATCATACGCATAAAACCTTACAGCAAGGTTGCCCAGTTTGTGCGGGGAATGTGCGGTTGACAACGGAGCAGTTTATTAAACGAGCTAAATTAATTCATAAAGATGAATATGATTATTCTTTAGCCACTTACATAGATTCAAAAACAAAAATTACTGTCATTTGTAAAAAACATGGAGAGTTTTATGTTTTTTCATCAAATCATTTTAAAGGACAAAAATGCCCAAAATGTAAGTTTAGAATATCAAAAACAGAAACTGCATGGCTTGATACTTTGAATATTCCAAAAGAATATCGACAAAAATCTTTATTGATGAGTTCTGGAAAAAGATACGAGGTCGATGCCTATGATCCCAGAACAAATACTGTATATGAGTTTAATGGAGATTTTTGGCACGGAAATCCAAACATATTTGATAAAGATGGATGGAATGAACGTGCCAATAGCACATTTGGAGAGCTTTATCAAAAAACTTTAGAAAAAGAAAAAGAATTAAAGTTAAATAACTTTACGGTTGTTAGCATCTGGGAAAAGGATTTCATTCAAACTCGCAGAGCCTAAGTCTGCATATATTCCACGGTGACTGCGACCCCAAAACCTCACCAGCCGCCCGCTCATTAGATTCGCTTCATCCTCCAGCGGCTGTAAACTTTGATCATCGTGAGGGAAATCTACTCCTTGTTGTTTTTGACGGCAGTGAGTTAGTTCATGTGATAGTGTTCGCATAACATCTGCAATAGCACGATTATGAACAGCAACAAACACATCGCAACTAACTGGATCGAAATACCCTGCTGTTGGCATTCCTGTTTGATGTTTAGATAAAGTTATCTTGATCTTGCCTTTTAATTCGAGTTCTTTGATGCAATGTTTTGCAAACTTTTCTATTGTTTCGATGTTGTGTTTCGTGAGTTTCATCACCAATAACTATCCTTCTTTTTTTATATCTGCTATCTTGAAAAGAAAGGAACAAACAATGATCTATTACGAATATGACGACGTTTTTATTCGACCTAGTTTTTCTAACATTATCAGTCGTGCAGAAGTTGATACTTCTACACTTCTAGCAAGTTCTAGTTCGAACCTTGCGATGAAGCTTCGTGTACCTGTTATTGCTGCTAACATGGATACAATTACCGAAGGCGAGATGGCAAAGGCACTAGCAGAAGTTGGTGCATGTGGTGCCATTCATCGTTTTCTTCCTATTGCTGATAACGTTCTTTCTTATCTTCAAGTTGCATCCAATGAAGGTTTGGATTGTTTTGTATCGATTGGTACTAGTCGTGATTGGCAAGAACGAGCAGAAGCTCTTTATAGTGCAGGAGCTCGTTTCTTTGTGGTTGACATTGCTCACGGTCATTCACAAATGATGAAAAACACAGTCGAATGGCTTCGTGAACGCTTTGGTCGAGATGTTTTCATCATGGCAGGAAACGTTGGAACTCCACAAGGTGTAATAGATCTAGATCGTTGGGGTGTTGACGCTATCAAAGTCGGTATCGGTGGTGGATTCGTCTGTGAGACAAAAAATGTCACAGGAGTTAATACCCCAATGTTTACAACCGTACGAGAATGCGCAGCAGTAACCGATAAACCTATTATTGCAGATGGTGGAGCACGAGCGTACGGTGATATAGCCAAAGCTATTGGTGCCGGGGCAACAGCAGTTATGAGTGGATACTTTTTCGCAGGTTGCCCAGAGAATCCAGAACGTTCGAAAATTTATGATCCTGTTAATCATACGTACAAACCTATTTATCGTGGCATGGCTTCACGAGATGCAATGGCTGTAATTCGGGAAGCTGAAAAGGGACTCCCAACACCAGAAGGTCGAAGTACAACCACAAACCTCAAACCAAGTGCTAAGGTTGTAGTTGAAGAGATTGCTGGTGGGTTGCGTTCAGCGTTTTCTTATATTGGTGCTAGAACAACCCATGAATTTTCGAGTAAAGTATCATTTGGTTATCGCCGATGAATGACAAAAAGGAGAATAATATGCAAAAAGTAAATCATCCGCTTAAAGCAAGAATGTTTGTTGGTGGTCTTAAATCATTATTGATTGGAGTTGTTGAAACTCTTGACAACATTGAGAAGACCGGGGCTGTATCCAAAGATTTCGTCGAAGAACTTGGTGATGTACGCACAGCAATTGATTTAACTCTTGTGGAGTTTAAAAAGGTCACCATTCGCTGTTGCGATCATGGCTCGTCACACGAAACATGCGACGAATCTTGTGATGACGAATCTTGTGATGACGAGTATGATCCGAATTGTGTCGTGTGCGGGGAAAGTGAACAGGAATGCGAATGCGATCTAGAAGAAACTGATCCCGAAGACGAGGATGAAGAGCCTCCACCTCCTCCACCACGCAGAGCAGCACCTAAACCTGCTAGCAAAAAAAATGAAATCAAAGCAAACAAATCCAGACTAAAACACTGAAAGGCTAATTCGATATGATTACATGGTTTAAAAATCTATTCAAAAAGAAGCAAGCTCCTCTTTCTTGGGGCGAAAAGAAAATCCTTGTTGATCTTCCGCACCTTAAGGTTACTCACTTTTGGGTCGATCCATCAAAGTCAACAGAAACGTTTACTACACAAGAGCTAACCAGCAAAACATGGTTATTTCTCAAGGGTAATGGCGATTATCAAAATGGCACGATGAAGAAAAAGATTCTTCCCGGCACGAATGCTAACATCTCTGCTGGAGCTAAACACGCTATTATGGCGGGTGGGGAGCGTGTAGAAGTGCTTGAAGTACAATCGGGCGAGGTTCGCCTAGGCCCAGCGCCCGCACAACTCCCAGCTTCTACTGAAAATACATAAAAAGCTAGCCTTCCAAAAAACGTGTCTCTATACTCATTGTCATGAGTAAAGAAACACCAAACCTAACAAAAAAACATCTAAAAATAATTGAGAATGCCAAAAAGGATGTGCTATTGTCTAATAGCATAGACAACCTTTTAGATGGTAAAATGACAATATCAACCGGTCTTGATTTCTCAGCCCCTACGAACGTCGAATATATTCAGCTTCGCAAGCATGTCTCTTATTCTGAGATTGCTACTTGGATGGATTGTGCATATAAACACAAGCTAAAGTATCTCGACGAAGTTAAAACTGACAATGATGGACCTTCTGAGCATACAGAGTTTGGTCAAGTTATTCACGATGCTCTAGAGCAGTACCTAACAACCAGAGTTATGCCACCTGTTGAGCAAATAAAGGCTCAACTTAACGAGCTCTTCTCCAAGCTACCGAATGCTTCGTCATTGAAAGAAGCTGATTGGCATGATACGATCGAGCCGATTCTTTCGGAGGTTCCAGCATTTATGGAAGAAACTTTTGGTGATTGGAAGTTTGTTGCTGCTGAACTTCCTTTGATGGAATCTCTTGATAATCACAACCATATGTTCAAGGGATTCATCGACGGAGTTATTGAAGGAGTAAACAAAAAGGGTGAACGTGTTGTTTGGATTATCGATTGGAAGACCTGTTCATACTTTTGGCCTGTAGCCAAGCGTATTGATCCCAAGAAGACAATGCAGCTAGCCTTTTACAAGCATTTCTATGCTCGCAAGCACAACCTAACTCTCAAGGATGTTAAGTGCGGGTTTATTCTTTTGCGTAGAAGCAAGAAGAGTGGTAACTGCGAACTTGTTACGGTAAGTGTTGGTGACAAGGCTGTAGAAAAAGCTATGGGAACGATTGATACTATGCTGGGTTATATTCAAAAACGTATGTTCCCAAAGAACCGTGAAAGCTGCAAATTTTGTCCATTCTCAGGAACGGAGCATTGTCCATGAAACTCCTTGTAAAATTCCCCACTCGTGGTAGACCAGACAAGTTTTTCACCGTTCTTGATCGATATTATTATGGCGCAAAACGCAAAGATCTAACAAGTTTTCTTGTTACTTGTGATTTGGATGATGCATCCATGAACAATGATGCAGTACGTCAAAAACTTCAAGGATATAAGAATTTAGCTGTTATATATGGTAACTCTAAAAGCAAAATCGAAGCTGTAAATGCTGACATGATTCATGCACCAGAATACGACATCATTCTTCTGGCTTCTGATGATATGGTTCCAGAAGAAAAAGGTTATGACGAAATCATCCGGCAAAAGATGACAGATCTATACCCAGATACAGATGGAGTTTTATGGTTCTTTGATGGTTATCGAAGAGACTTCAACACTCTTTGTATTTTAGGTAAGAAGTATTTCGAACGATTTGGTTACATTTATCATCCAAGCTATAAAAGCTTTTGGTGTGATAATGAGTTTACAGATGTTGCTAATCAACTAGGCAAACAAACGTTTATTGACAAAGTTATCATTCGTCATATTCATCCAGATTGGATTCAGCGTGATCAAATAACTGCTAAGATATATGAGAATATTCACAAAACCGGCGGTACTGGAATTGATCAAACGTTTATGAAAAATTTACCTTTTGAGCAGTTAGATGCACGAAACTATAAACAGCGTAAGGAGCTAGGTTTCCCACGATGAAGAAAGTTATTGCATTTTCTTTATGGGGCAACGATCCACGTTATTTGGGTGGCTCTATTCAAAACATATCTCTGGCTAAGATCTTTTATCCGGATTGGATTTGTCGGTTCTATGTTGGCAAGAGTACGTTAGCCAATAAAAAGTTCATCTCCCAAGTAAAAAACAATGAAAATGTTGAAGTATACGAGATGAATGAAGAAGGAAACTGGGCTGGTATGTTTTGGAGATTTTTTGCAGCCCTAGATCCATCTGTTGACGTGATGGTATCCAGAGATACTGATAGCCGTTTTGGATTTCGTGAGGCTGAAGCTGTAAAAGATTGGTTGCAAGGCGACAAATCATTTCATATAATGAGAGACAACCCTCAACATGGAGTTCCTATCCTCGGCGGCATGTGGGGAACAAAGATTCAAGCTTTTGGAGAGCTGGTTGGCGGGGGGATGATCGATCACAAAGCTGGAAACTATTGGCAATGCGATCAAGAGTATCTAAGGGATCGTGTTTATCCAAAAATAAAAGACGTAGCATGTGTTCATGACGAGTTTTTCGAGAAAAAGCCGTTTCCTGTTGCTTCTGGCAAAAGAAGTTCTGAACATTTTGTTGGCCAAGCTTATGATGGAAATGGATATATCTTGGACGTAAAGAATTACGGAACGGTTTCTTACCGAGATTATCTTGCGGCCAACAATATTGATTGGAAGGTACTATGAACGTTCATTTCAACACCATGGTAAAAAACGAAGGTTTGCTGTTGGATCGTGTTTTGCCAATATGGAAAACATACGATGTTGATCAGTTCGTATTCTATGACGACAACTCAACCGACAACACCTTAGAAGTGATTGCAAAACATCTCCCAGCAGAACGTTACGTTATATATAATGATAAACTTCCTGCGTTCAATGAAGCTTATCATCGTTCAAAAATGCTGCAACACAGCCGCAAGAAACGTGCTGATTATGTGCTTTCTATCGACGCAGATGAACTGCTTTCGGCAAACTTGCGTCAAGATTTAAGAGTTATATTAAAGGATTACGACACCCGAGATATTTGGTTGTTTTGGTACAATGTAGTGAATGACTCACTCAATCAAACAAGAAATGATCCTGCTTACGTAAACAATTATAGGAGCTTTATCCTGCCATTGAAACACACCGGCAACTTGGATCTATCACAGTGGAAGTATCACACCCCTAGAGTGCCCGCCGTTAATCTTCCTAGAACACACACAAAAGATTACGGAATACTTCATTTGCAAGCCATTAACCGTAGGTTTTATGCTTTGAAACAATTGTGGTACAAGCATTATGAGCTTGTGAACTATGATCACTCAATAGAAAACATCAATGGAAGATACGATCCAGTAGTAAATGGTTTAAACTTTTGTGCGGTACAAACTCCTGCATTCATTGTCGGAGATTTGGGTTTTGATGCATCTGTATTCGATGGAATAGAAGAAATAAGACAGCACAAAAAATACGTATTAGAACACTTACATCCAGCGTTGATCACGTTTGGAAAAGAATACCTCGGAGAAAACAAATGATATTTCGTATCGATGACGTTAGTATTAACACTAATCAAGACAAGCTTTTGGAGATGATTCGTTTATTGGATGAAAAATTTGTTCATTCACGTTTTTTACTAGGTATTTCTCCTCTTGTTTGCAATATGCAAGAACACACCGACAAAAGAAACGAAAGAATTTTTCCGTCAATCTTTAATGCATACAGCGATCATCGTATTTTCTACAGGGTAGAGAAGTGCGGCATACCTGACATTGTTGCCACCCTCATAAAAACTTACGGTAACAAGATCGATCTCGCAGGTCACGGGTTGATTCACGTTGATCATCGATTGCTAACCAAAGAAGTTCAGGAGCTGAGTATTGTAACTTCTTGTAACCTGATTGGTGCTAAGACTTATATTCCTCCATTCAACAAATGGAATGCAGATACTGTGGAGATCTGCAAAGAGTTTAATATCCATTTGATCAAGTTTGAAAGCGGCTGGAAGCATCTTGGATATGAGGCGATAACCAACAATTATAGTTCATATTACTTTCATACTCACGACTTTACACTAGACGAATTTAAAGCTATCTTGGAAAGATCAAAAGTAGCGTGATTGTTTCTATTCATCAACCAAACTTTTTCCCATGGTTGCCGTTTTTCGAAAAAATCAAACAAGCTGATGTGTTTGTTTTTCTAAAGCATTGTCAGTTTGAGAAAAACAATTATCAAAACCGGTTCGATTATCGTGAGCGTTGGTATACAATGAGCGTCAACAAGGGTTTAGAGTCTATCGCTGACAAAACATATGTAAATCATCAAAAGGATTGGAACAAAATAAAAGCCAACTTACGAGATAAAAAGGCTATTTTAGACCAATATGACGACTGTTTGAGTGATAGCTTGTATGAGACTAACCATGCGATCATACTCAAGACGTTAAAAAAGCTTAACATTGGGACAGCGGTTGAATATGATTGGCCAACCGATTTGGTTGGAACAGACAGGCTTGTGGACATATGCAAAAAACTGAATGCCACAACCTATTTGGCGGGTCGGGGCGGTAAGAAATACATGGAGCTTGATAAATTTGAAGCGGCTGGGATAAAAGTCGAATTTCAAAACGTTGCAACTGAACAATCTATCCATGTGCTTGATATTCTATAAGCCATGTCACAAAAACTCTTTGATCGTGTTGTTGTTAGTTCCGATGATTCACCTGCCTTTTTGAACTTTTGGCCTTGCGTATCGCAAGCTTGGCAAAAGTTCTTTGACACAAAACCCACGTTAGCACTTGTCACAAACAGATCCGAATCAGATCCTTTGTTTGCAAAACTAACGAAATACGGTGACGTGTTTACTGTACCTTATATTCAAGGTATTCCAACACCGAACCAAGCAAAAATCGCACGTTTTCTTGTAGCTTCAAGGATGGGTGACGAAGTATGCATGATTGAAGATATCGATACAGTTCCTTTGCAACGAAAATTTTTTGAAGATAGGTTGAAAGTACGTCAACCCGACCGTATTTTGGCTGTTGGACACGAAGTTTTGGCAAATACAGTTGATGCTGGCAAGTTTCCAATCAGTAATATCACAACCGAAGGTAGGAACTTTCAAAAGCTGTTCAATCCCAACAATCTTGGGCACGAAGATCTTTTGAAATCATATGTTGGTATGCGTGTTGTCGATCATAAAGAAAACATAGCGAACGACGCTACTCGGTTTTCAGACGAATCTATGATCCGTGGACTAATAAACAAGCATGATTTGCATCATATGGTGCAAAAAGTTGAACGTGGAGCAAATATTCATGAAGATTGGATTGATCGATCTTGGTGGGGTATCAATAAAGACAAGCTAAACGCTGGTGAGTACATTCTTTGTAACTTTTTGCGACCATGCAGAGAGAATGCTCAACATTTTATACCGGTATACGAGTATCTTTACGGCTTCCTGCCAAAAGCTTCTGAGCTTTTCGTGCTATGATAGACATGCTAATCTATTCTGTTGAAGATTTGGAACGTTTAGGTGCATCTTCTATCTCTAGCTTGTTCGATCATGAGTGGATCTTCAATATAAAAAAGGAAAAATAATATGAGTGAGTTTGGTGGATCAGGGATTACTGAAGAGTTGTTTGATTGGATTGTTAAAACCATTCCTCTTGGAAAAACTATGATCGAACTTGGAGCAGGTTACGTAAGCACCAAGTTTTTGTCAGGTAAGTACAAGCTATATTCAGTCGAAAACAACGCAAAGTATTTGAACGTATATCCAAGCACATACATTTATGCACCAATCGATACAGCTACTGGTTGGTATTACCGAAAAGCTTTAGAAGAAGAGCTTCCAAAAGAATATGATTGTTTGTTGGTAGATGGACCTGCTGGGGAAGGTAACCGTTGGGGTTTCCTGCACAACCTTGACTTGTTTCGCAGCGATGTACCGATTGTTGTTGACGATACATGGCGAGGCGCAGAAAAAGAAATGTTGTTAAAAATAGCAGAAAAAACAAACAGAAAATATGAACTGTTCCAAAATTTTGGTGTGATTTACATATAAACATACATTCTTTGCAAGATCTGTGAAGGTAAATTCCACACAAGGAGTGAACAACAAATGAGTGAGCAACAAAAAATTGACAATGATCTAATCGCTAAACCCTCGAAAAAACACAAGATTTTAATACTTTCTGATCATCCATTTTGTTGATTGTACTCCCACTCCACTACTTATCCTAAAATGGGAGTATAGTGGTATGACTCAAGACTGTCTTATTTGTAAAACAAAATTTGAAGCTTCAAAATTTCAGAAAACTTGCTCTGAGCAATGTCGGATATTGCATCGTAAAAATCGCAGAAAAAAGAGCGATGAGAACGTTACAGTAACAAGAACATGTAAGTTTTGTGGGGAACTATTCAGAGCAAAACGGTATAAACCAAAATCTTTCTGCGATCGTTCCTGTGCTTCAAAGTATTACATCCAGAATGGAACATATGACAAATGGCGTCTAAGAACCAACGAGCGCCAAGGGTTTTATGGGTCTTGCAAAATGTGCCGACAGCCAATTTATCTTGAACCTAGATTCAAAACTATGGAGTCGTTGGTAAAGTTGTGTGGGATTGAATGCGAAAAGTCGTATTTTGCTTTACTTTTCGGCGGCGATCAAAATCCGATGTATGGCAAAAGGCTCACTGAACAACAAAAAAATAAACAGAAATCTACTTTATTCGAACGTTATGGCGTGACTAATGCCTATTTCTTAGCCAAGCGCAGCACTGTTTCAAAACCACAAAGAGAACTTTATGATAGCTTGTGTGAGACATACGCCTGCAAACTTGAAGTTTTATTGCCTTTTCATACCATACGATACTTTGCAGATATCCTCATTCCGGAACTGAACGTCATAGTTGAGTTTATGGGGAACTATTGGCATTGTAATCCAAATATGTATGAAGAAACCTATTTACATAAGAAAAAAGGGCTTCTTGCTAAAGATATTTGGGAAGCTGATCGGATCAGAAAAGAAATACTTGAAGCGTTTGGCTACGTTATTATTCCTGTATGGGAATCTGACTACACAAAAGATAGGAATCAGGTTATAACACTTCTCAAGGAGAAAATTGATGCTTATAGATTCAACAGGCTTAGTCCAGCCAATGCTTCCACAAAAGAAACATAAAATCCTAATGCTCTCTGACCATCCGTTGACATAATAGCGGATACAAAACTGGGTGAATTGCTGGAAAACCTTTAGAGCTTCATGTACTACAACATAACTAGAAATGGTAAGTGTGACAGTATGAAAAACATGAAGATTAGGCAATCAGCAGCCAAGCTCCTCGGTAGAAATACTGGAGAAGGTTCAACGACTACGGTTAGCCTAAAAGCCCTCAAAAGCTCATGGTGATGATCCGACAGCGCCCAGCATCTCAACCAATTGGTTGAGATGATGATATAGTCTGACAAATATTGAAAGATATTTGATATATCGTATGCACAAGTGGCGTGGGTGTTCAGTCAAGATTCCTTATTCAAGGTCTTCTCAGTACAGGTAAATACAGTTTCCGTTGTCTTGGTGGTGCTGTAAAACACCCAAACTACGATCCAATTATGGTCAACCCAGATTTCATCATCAAACCTGTTGACGGATTCGGGAATCATGACATTATTCGGAACCTACTAGTAACAGAACGTCCCGACGCAGTTCTTCTTTTTACAGATCCTCGTCAGTTCATGTGGCTCTGGGAAATCGAAGATGAAATTCATCAGTTTTGCCCAATCACATATTGGCACGTTTGGGACAATGATCCATATCCAGCATTCAACGATGTTTGGTATCGTTCAACAGATCTTATCAACTGCCTTTCATACAAAACATATGAGCTTGTGAAACCAAAGTTCCCAGAACGTACAAATTATATTCCTCACGCATTTCCAAAAGAAGTTTATTTCCCTCTACCAGAACAAGTTAAAACAGAGCTGCGTAGAAAAAACTTTGGAGATAGAGCGGATTGGTTTGTTGGTACATGGGTTAATCGTAATGCTACCCGCAAAATGCCTAACGACGTATTAAACGGATGGAAAGTATTCCTTGAGCGTTTGGAAAAAGAAGAAGGCCATCGTAAAGCAATGCTTATCATGCATACCGATCCAAATGACAACGAAGGCCCAAACCTTTTAGCTGTTGCTGAAATGCTTGGAATCGCACATAATGTCATGTTTTCAACCCAAAAGGTTGATTTCAATGATATGAACACTCTTTATAACGTTACCGATTTTACTATTAACGTTTCCAAGGCAGAAGGTTTTGGGTTAGCTACTCTATCAACAATGATGGTTGGCAAGCCTATTATTGCTCTTAAAACAGGTGGCATGACTCGTCAGGTGGTTGACTATCGTGATGGTACAGAGCATGGTGTAGCAATCGAACCAGCAGCACGTACCATGGTTGGAAGCCAAATGGTACCATACATCTATGACGACCATGTTAATTATCTAGATGTAGCTGAAGCTTACTGGAAAGTGTATAAGATGACACCCGAAGAGAAATCGGCTATGGCAACAAAAAACATTGCTTATTGCGAGCATGAGTTCGGTTATCCCAACATGATTAAAGCGTGGGATGAAACTCTCGACAAATGCATCAGCAATTGGAAAGCAAACAAGCCGAAGCAATGGACTTGTGAACAACTTCGCCCTTTTGGTAAATGATAGGAAGGTTATAACACAATGAAATCCGTACTACTTCGTGCTCCTCTTCTTACTCACTCTGGTTATGGACAACACTCCCGTCAAATCGCAAAATGGTTGTTTCGTGTTGCAACAGAGACACATCAGCTAGACATTACAACCGAACCTCTTCCATGGGGCAAATGTCACCTTCTTCTTGATCCCGAAGCCGAAGATGGTCTTATCGGCCAAATTCTCCAAGCAACAGGAAATAAAAAGAACTTTTATGATGTTACCATTCAACTTCAACTTCCAAATGAATGGAATCCATTCCTTGGCAACTTTAACATCGGAGTAACTGCTGGGGTTGAGACAGACAAGTGCAATCCAACTTGGATTGATTGTGTCAATCGTATGGATATGGTGATTGTCCCAAGTGAATTCACCAAACAAACGTTTCTTAACAGCGGGAACGTCACGGTTCCCATTATTGTCATTCCAGAAAGCTTCCCAGAGCTTTTTGCAGCCCCAGCAGCGCCCGTTGATTTGGAATTGACCACCAAGTTCAACTTCCTAATCGTTGGACAATTAACAGGCAATAACGTTGACAATGACCGCAAGAATCTTCCATATACAATCAAATGGTTGGCAGATACTTTTGCAGGTTGTCCGGATGTAGGGATTGTTCTCAAAACTAATTCCGGAGCTCAAACACAGCTTGATAAACGTAACGTTCAAAGTATTTTTTCCAAGCTTGTTGGGGAGGTATCGACTCCTAATGGTCCCAAGTTTTATCTTCTTCACGGTCACATGACAGATGAAGAGATGCATGGATTGTATACACATCCAGACATCAAGGCTCTTGTAACATTTACTCACGGTGAAGGTTATGGATTGCCAATCCTAGAAGCTGCTGCTTGTGGTTTGCCAATTATCGCAACCAATTGGAGTGGGCATCTAGAATTCTTAAAGCATGGCAAGTTTATTGCCGTGGATCAAACTGTTGCTGATATTCCAGAAAGTCGTGTTGATGGACAGATTTTCTTAAAGGGAATGAAATGGGCGATGCCAAATGAAGCTGATGCCAAACGTAGAATGCGCAAGTTCTACGAAGCTTCACAGATGCCACAACAATGGGCTAAAGATCTTTCGGTAAAAATCAAAGAACGATATTCGTTTGAAGCTGTTGCAAGTATTTATTCTCATTCTTTGAATGATCATATGAAAGAAGAATGACATGGGATATCTTTTAGCGTTCTTGTTTTTTGCTGCATTATGCTTTGTTGTATATCACGCAGTTAAATGGGCACGCATTATATTTGTCTTGGAGGATGATTTAGCGGAAGCTATTGCAATTCATGAAAGAACAATCGAAACGTTGGAAGCGATCATTAAAACTCCAATGTTTTTTGATAATCCACAAGTAAAAGCAGCAGTTGACGAAGCTATGGAAAACGTCAAAATGTGTCAAGCTGCGACACACAAACTGATTCAAAACTTCACCCAGCGCAGCAAGCAACGTTATGTACGGCTTGTAGATGAAGATGAGGCCGAATGAAATTAAACGGTAAAAAACTAATCAAACGCAAGCCTAAAGGTGGTGCTGCGCCCCAAGAATTCTATTTTAACGCTAACACCCAGCAAGCTATCGTTGATTACAAAGCGGAATCCAATTCAGCTAAACGTAACAATATATACGTTCGTGAGATTTTACCTGCATTTTCAAAACTTGTAGAGAACCTTATCAATGTATATGGGTTTCAAATTCAATACGAGAGCAAAGCAGACTTACAAACCGAATGCATCGAGTTTCTTTATGGAGTCATCACAAAATTCGATGCATCAAAAGGTACAAAAGCATTCTCGTATTTCAATGTTGTTGCCAAGCATTGGTTGATAATCAAAAGCAAACAAAGTGTTCGTAATATTCATGTGTTTACATCTATTGATGACACAGAAGCTTTATCGCAACATGATTTAGAAACAATAGAAAATCACAGCATATCGCCGTCGCCCGAAGAAACAATGGCCATCGACTGTGACCAAAGAAAAATTCAAACAATATTACGTTCTATATCAGAAAAAGCAACAACAGACAACGAACAAGAATGCCTTAAAGGAATCAATTTGTTGTTCTCAAATGTAAATGAACTGGATTTCCTTAACAAGCGTGCCGTGATGCTCTATTTGCGTGAAATTACCTCCCTGTCGCCAAAGCAGTTGTCAGTCGTTTTATCCCTTATGAAGCGGCATTACAAGGCTGCTAAAGAGGAATATGACCTAAATCAGTAAGAGGTTTAGCTATAAAACGATACCTCAAATATATATTTGAACAATCCGATTGTTTCTCCGAATGGTATTGAATATGTTTTTATTGAATGCATTCGTGAATTTTGCAAACAGCATGGAATTCGTAACAGTGGAGCTTTCGGACAACTGATTAACGGTAAGAGAAAAACGTGTGAAGGTTGGAAGTATAAAGAGTTTATCCCTCATGAAACGCCACTATAAGGCTGCCAAAGAGGAATATGAGTTGGAACAATGACTCAATCATTTGAAGAAGAAATAATCCAGATGGACGACAATCCATCTGGTCAACAACTGATCAAGAAAACCGATGAAGATCTTGCTACGTTTGTTGATCTCCTAAATTCTATTACCACAATCGATGAACGTTTAAAGCTTCTGTGGAAACAAATTTACGAAAACGCATTAATTGATCGCAGAAACGCTTATATGATTTGGACTGACTTATATCTTACTGTGCATGGGAATCCTGAACAGCATGTGATTCATGGTGATCATTTGTCCAAATATATGGAACGTATGGAAAAAGCCAACACACAACTGTTAAAACTGGCAGAGTTGGTCTATAAAGCAAAAGACAAACAAGAGAGCGATGAAACCCCAGACAGCAGATCGATATTCGAAAGAATAAAACGTAATAGTAAGGGATAATCATCCATGGCGAACGAAAACCTTAACGTTGGAAGAATATTAGCTGGTGCGTCGTCACCTGTTTTAGACATGACAAAATTGGTCATGAACAGTCAGACGGCTGGTTCACCACCAATTTTTCAACGAGGTACCGTTTTAGAGATTATCTATAATCCAAAAGATCTAACGAAATTAGACCGTGAACGTATAAGAAATTTGGTTGTTAATCAAGAAGAAGTAGATCAAGCACCGGCAAACAGTGTTATAGTCACAGTAATTTCAGATGGAGTAAGCGATTCAACTCCAACCAACGTTCTTGTTGCTCCATTTTTTCAAAGTCATTTCATGTTGCCGGTACAAATCGGTGAACAAGTTACCATCGCATTTGATGATTTTCAAAAATATGGCTGGAAAGGTGCGAGATGGCTTACAAGAGCTCCAGAAGGTTTACCTGTTGAAGATCCGAACTTTACACATAATGATAGAAGATTTAATCAAGAGTTTTTTCAAAGTTCTCGCACGAGTGAATCTCTTAATCGTAGTACCGGTTCATATACAACAAACTTTCCAAACGGAGGAAATGAAAGCAACACATATACACTTCCTCAAAATGGTTCGACCAATCCATATGACAGACTTTATCAGCAATCACGCTCGGGAAGTTTGCAACACGAATATGAGATAGTTCCTCGTTGGACAAAACGACCTCATGAGTTTGTTATTCAAGGTATGAATAACTCGCTTATCATGCTTGGGCGAGATCGTGTTGGATACGTTACCGGTTCTGGTGTCAATGAACAAAAAAGCTACGCTGGGGCGATTGATCTTGTTGCGGGAAGAAGTCGTTATCTATTAGAACCAACAGATTTAACAATCCCAGCAGCACAATCCGAACATAAGAAAACGAGTCCGTTTGTTGTAACGAACTCTCGTGGATTGCAAGAAGTCGATAAAGCTCCAAGGTTAAATGGTCGAGTAGAGCAAATAAGAGAAGGTGATCCGGATTTCACCCATGATGCTGCTCGTATATACATGAGCATGAAAACCTTGGGAGATTTCAATTTTAAAACAGCTAAAACAACCGAAGGCGCTGTTAATAACGTTTTGCAACCAACTGGTATCAACTACTCCCCCAACAGTTTATATCCATTTCAATTTGCTTCTTCAAGCGCAAACGTAGGTTCTTCGTATATTGTGGCAAAAGCTGATCATTTAAGATTGATCGCAAGAAGATCTGTTCCTGCTGAAGATAATCTAGCTCCGCCCATTTCTGGTTCAGTTTTGATTCTTAAAGAAGGAAACAATAGAACTCCAGAAGATTTAGACGCTCAAGCGGCAGACCATGATCATTTAGCTTATCTTTACATGAGCCCAGAAGGGCGTGTTCAAGTTGATGGATTGCAAATATTTCTCGGAGGTGCTGCTTTAAGTGGTACAAATCCAAGCCAGTATCCACCACCAGATGTACCAAGAAATCCAAACGGAGCTAACGCAGAACTAACCGTAGGCGATCAAAACCTTTTCGTCGGCGCTGAACCCTATATCAAATGGACCGAGTTCAAAAAGGTTGTAGAAGGATTGCAACGTCAAATAGATGCCTTGCAAACCGCATACTCTGGATTGGTGGATGACCTCGGAGACGCAAGAGTTAATATATGCATTCATGGTGGCGCTAACTCTGCATGGGAACCACTATATGAAAGCAGTGTTGCAAAACGCAGCACACTTTCCAGTGCAGTCTCGGATGCAAGAAACAAAACCAACCAAGCTGTATATAAGTCTAGATCTGCTAAAATATTCGGATCATAGGTTGTAAAACGTCCCCTCTCTACTTAATATGAGGAACCATCCATGTCCGTAGAAGATCTAAGAAGAGCAACAACCTCAACGCAGCAAATAGCTCGAACGACAGCCAAGGATGTAGCGAACAAAGCTGCAACAGCCGGTAAGATTATAGCAATCGATGCTGTTCTCGCTACGATGCCGCCGCCTGTTAATGCTGCTGCAAAAGCTTTGGGCGATGGATTATACGCTGCGCTTAAAACAAGTGCCGATGCCGTTAAACAACCTGCAAACTCCTTGGAAGATCCGATTAAGTTGATGGCATATGCAATAGCTTTTGCGATTTTAAAAGCAATATGGTGCTTTATCAAAAGTCTTTTGCATCCATTGCCGATTATCGGATTGTTTTTTCCTCTTTGTTCTGATGACCCACAAATCAGTGGGATAAATTTATCAAACGACGCAAGAGCGGCAAAACAGGAAGCGGACCAAGATCCCGAAAATCGAGCTTTAAATGCTGCCAACAACCGAAATGCAAGTGCGTTGCAAAATATCGCTTTAACCGAAGCTCAGAACGAAGCGATAGCTAACGCAAATCGCAACGTTGCAAATATATCGATACCTAACGCTGGTGGTCCGATGGATTCTGGTGCGACGGGAATAACTTTTGCCGAATTTGTTGAAAAAACTGCTCCAAGAACTGCGCAAACAACAGAAGGTATCGGTCAAGGTCCAAGAGAAGCACTTCAAGGCCAACTGGCACAAACAACAAATGCGCCTGTACAGAATGTAGCAGCGCCAGATCAGCCAGAATGGCATTCGACAGAAGATAATGCTGTATCTTCTTACGAATCCTACCGTAGATTGTTTGGTCTATAGTTATAACCATGAGAAGTTTCAAGAGTGTAGGTATTACTTCTGCTGATTTAACACAGCAACAAAACGCTATCGCACCAACACCTAAACCAATTGGTATCATCACGCCTTTGAGAGTTGGATCAGGCGATGAGGGATTGTTGGGTATGCATTATACAGTAAGTGATACCATGCGAAACAATTTGCGAGATTTGTTGATGACCAACTGGGGTGAACGTTTAGCTTTGTATGATTACGGTGGCAATCTCGGTCCTTTGGTGACGGAATACGAACTTGGCAAAGACTCGTTTGATGATGCTGCTATGCAAAGAATTTCATATGCTGTAGGGAAATGGATGCCTTATGTTGAGTTAGAAGGGTTTGATAGCTCACAGCGTGCATATGCAAATGATCCGGGGTTGGGTGTGGTTATTATAACGATCGACTATAGTATTCCAAGAGCTTTAGTTCCTACTTCCAGATTGCAAATAACGTTTGCTGTAACTTAAAATACTGTTGATTCATATCTAACATAAGGTGAAATAAAATGCCTGTTGACTCCAGACAAACGATTAATCAAGTCGTTAAATATCGAAAATATCTCAACAAAGACTTTGATGCTTTTCGTTCAGATTTAGAAGAATATGCACGAACGTTTTTTCCAGATCGTGTACAAGATTTTTCTGCTAATGGTTTTGGTGGTTTGCTTTTAGAGCTAGCATCGTACGTTGGTGACGTTCAAAGCTTTTATCTGGATCACCAATTTGGTGAACTAAACGCAGAAACAGCAGTTGAATCTAAAAATATTGAAAAACTTTTAAGAGAAGCTGGTGTTCAGATAGTTGGAGCCGCACCAGCGGTTTTGCCTGTCACGTTTTATTTTCGTATACCTGCGAACTCACAAGGAACATACGACACATCCGCTCTTCCTATTGTGAAAGAAGGCACGGTCGCTAATTCGAATCGTGGTATCCAGTTTCAACTAGTTGAAGATATTGATTTTACAGTAACCAACAGTAGTGGTGCACCTGCAAACGGAATCAAATACGAAAATGGGGATATCGACAACAACCTAAGACCAACCAACTTTATATTTTCTGCAACCGGTAATTGTTTAAGCAGTGTTACAACTGCTGAATCATTTACAGTGAATGGTTTTGAGCCCTTTAAACGTTATACTCTTCAAAACCGTGATGTAACCGATATTGTTTCGGTTGTGGACAGTGATGGAAACAACTACTATGAGGTTGATTTTTTAACACAAGACACTGTGTTCAAATCTGTTAAAAACAGATCACCAATTTCTGTTAGCCCTACCAGTGAACAATATGTGGAAGCAAACATCGAGATACAACCTGCACCATTCAGATTTTATCGTTCAACAGCTATAGCAACCCGGTTGACTACTTTAACGTTTGGTGGTGGGTCTGGGCAAACTATGAACGATGATCTGGTGCCAGATCCTTCTGAGGCTGCTTTGCCTTTATATGGACGTAAAAATTTTTCCAGATTTGCAATCGATCCAAACAGTTTGCTGAGAACCTCGACACTTGGTGCTATCGCTCCTAACGTTACTATCACTGTCACGTATCGTGCCGGTGGTGGTTTAAGTCATAATGTACCAGTTAAAAGCATCACAAACATTGGAACGCTTATAACAGAATTTCCCGGCAATCCAACTTCAGCTATAGCCGCTGATGTAAGATCGTCAGCCGATGCACAAAACAACTCTGCCGGTGCAGGTGGAGCTGATGCTCCAACACTAAACGAACTGCGTTTTCAAGTTCCAGCAGCGAGAGCAGCACAAAGTCGTATCGTCAGCAAAGAAGACTTAATGGCAAGAATATACACTTTGCCATCCAATTTTGGTCGTGTGTATCGTGCTGCGATTCATAACAATCCAGATAACTCCAATGGCGCTTTGCTTTACATTTTATGCAAAAACAATTCCGATCAACTCATCCTCGCTCCAGATCTTCTTAAGAAAAATCTTCAAGTATATCTTAATCAATATCGTATGATTTCTGATGCGATAGATATTCTGGATGGGCGTATCATTAATTTGCAAATCAACTATGACATAACTGTTGATCCTACATTCAATCGTCAACAAGTTTTGCAAAACGTACAATCTAAATTGGTGCAATATTTCCAGCTAGGCAACTTTAGAATGGATCAGCCATTAATCTTGGATGACGTAAGAAACATCATTTATAACAACGTTGGTGTGCTGGCTGTTCGTGGAATCACAGCCGTTAATGCAACAGGTACCATAGCAGACCGTACATATAGCAACGTACGTTACGATATAACCACAAACTTAATCAACAACTCAATACTCATTCCTCCTATGGGTGGCATGTTCGAAATCAAATATACAGATTTTGACTTGATTGGTAGGGTTAATTGACCATCTAAACGTCGCTTTACCAATTATAACGGCGTAGCTTTGGCAGAATCTAGATTCTGCATGGGTAAGCTTTTATAAAGGCTGCTATTTAGTCATAGCGGATAAACCATGTATCGAATTCTTAAAGCGGACAAAGATGCGTACGTCACAAACAAAATTATAATCAGCAGCAAACCATCTTTATCTAGCAGTACCGACGCTAACGTTGGTCAAGCTGGTACGATCGATTTGTTTAAGTTATATAACGTCACGCCTGTTGTTTCTGGTACTTCTGGTATCGAACTTTCTCGTGGCATTATTCATTTTGTTTTGGACGAACTGCGAACATTAACCGGTTCTGTTTTGGATATTACCGATCCAAGTTTTAAATGCTATGTTTCAATGAAAAACGTATATGGCGGACAAACGGTACCTTCCAATTATACGCTCAGTCTTTTTCCTCTAGCAAAAGATTGGAGCGAAGGTAGAGGTTTCGATGTTATAGGTTATCGTGATCTAGATGCTGTCAATTGGTATACAGCTTCTCTTGATCCCAACATTGTCACATGGACAAGTGGAGGAATATTCTATGGAAATGATAACTCTGACACAGATGCAGATTATTATGTGTCTTACTCCTCTTCTCTTGGTTATGTTCCACTAGAGTTCACTCAAAGCTTTGCAAGAGGTGACGAAGATCTTTTTATCGATGTAACACCAGCGATAAAACTGGTACTGACCGGCGCCATTCCAGATTATGGTTTTAGATTAAGTTTTACTGGATCACAAGAGTCAGATAATGTTACACGTTTTGTTAAACGATTTTCTACAAGACAAAGCAGAAACACGAACCTACATCCTGCTCTTGTTGTGAAATACGATGACAGTTTTTTTGACAACCAAGCACAAGCTTATTTTGATTATGGGAACAAGGTTGGAATATATTACTCACCATTTGGTAACCCAACCAACTTTATATCTGGGAGCACACAAATTGTCGGTTCTGGATCATTGGTTTTGGATTTGGTTGCAAGTAAAAGCGAATATGTCACAGCCACAACATACAGTATAAGTCATCAAGCTAATATCTCCTATTTGTCTTCGAGTTGGGTATACTTTTCTGCAAGCTTTACAGGTTCGCAAATAACTCTCGGAACAAATAACCAAACCGGTAGCTATTATGCAGATGTTTATATTTCTTCAAATGCTCCGGGTTTATCTAACGTTCGCAATAGTGTTGATGGCACCGTTGACTTTGTTCCAACGTGGAGATCGCTGGATAATACCGTTATATTCGCTAGACAGCCATCTTTGGTAATGAATCCCCTCGGCGGTTTGAGTTCCATGGTTTCATCTCGAAACTATGGGGTTAATATAACCAACCTTAAGGAATCATATATTGCTGACGATGCAACGAAGCTACAAGTTTTTGTGTACGATTATGATCCGACACTTAAAAGTTTTTATTTGCCTTACAAGGCTCAACCAAAAATATTTCCATCGATGCATTGGCGTTTGATTGATCCGTTTAGCAAAGAAATTTTGATTCCGTTTGATGATGTTGGTACCAAACTATCAGCAGACGGTGAAGGTATGTATTTCACGTTATATATGCAAGATCTGCCAATCAACAAACCTCTAGAAATTCAATTTCTGATCAAAGAAAACAACGAAGCATATTTGATTGAAAATCAACGTTTTGTGTTTAAGGTTATAACTGCATGACAACGTTATTGTCTCCAGCTCAAAGATTGCTTGCTATTCGTCCGGGCGTATTTAGTCCGTCATTGGTGCGTGGTGTCGTTGATCCGGATGGTGGTTTATCAACGTTTTCAACAACGAACGCAGAGTTTATGGCGGCAATGCCAGTTGGTGAAACTGGTTCGTTTCGTTATGATCCAATTGGTTCCGGAATCAAAAGCACACAACAGTTAAACGTTGATTGGAGTGCTTTTGAGAACCATGTTTTTTTCAACAGTGCTCAAGTAAAAGTAAACAGTGCTTTTA